TACCACCACCTCACCTGGACCTTTTTCGATTGTGTCGAATGGGGGGTACGGTAGGATAGTAGAACGGTAGGAAAATGTAAAATGAATGAGTGGAAATTACAAAAGTATCCTAGTATCTTTCTCCCCAATACTTTTTTGTTTGATCCTGTCTCCGTATTATATAATGAACACGCGTTCTATATATAGCAAGACCCGTGCCAATACGCGCGAACTTTTTAAAATATATTAAATAGTTTTCCACCCTCGGGAATAAGCACAAAAAAAGCCCACACACGATCTTGTGTGCGAGCTTTTCTAAAAGCTTTTTTCTCTCCCAACCAAGCAAAAAAATAGGCCCGAGGGAATCCTCACCCCCGAGCCTATGTTCCGCCTATCGGCGGTTCTTTCGCCTACTGTCTCGAACCTTCGCGCGGGCCTTTTTACGGGCCTTGAACGAAAGTTTCCGCGACAGTCTCCGGCGCTTGCGGCCAGAGTCTTTCATACTTGTCTCCGTATCTTTACGCTCGCAGTAGCATCTACATGCAAGCCCTGTTTGTAATCCTCATCGTTCGTTCTTGCATGATCCCAGTCCCTTGTGCTAAAGGGCCGCACTGTTACGGTCTTTAGCTCAACACCGGGCCTTTCTCCGCTTGTTGGATCGGAGATGATCGACCCACTAAGACTCTCGAGTACTGCCATCCAAAGTGAATCCGCCGCAGTCTCAATTCTTTCAGGCATTAGAATCCCCTAGTTTTATGAAAGGATTGTCGGACCTAGCAGGATCCTAGTTGGGGCCACCTAGTCTCATATGTGTACTAATTTATCCAGCAGCGAGTTCCATATCATTCGAGTCCTCGTTTGTATCCTCAGCCGAGTCCTCGTTTTCCTGTTCCACCTGTTCGGCCAAAGCCACTGCGGCCTTGAGTTCCTCGAGCGTCATGACGGCAACCGTTTCCTGAGCAGTCATTGGTACTTTTTCGACAACTACCGATGTGCGTAGCGTTCCCAGGATGAACCTGTCCGTGGTCTTCCATACCCCAGTATCATGGATCTCTTTTGCCATCTGGCGATCCTCGATACTAGTTCGGTAATCATCCTTCTGCCCAGAGATTCTCTTGTACTTTTCGGCGGCCATTCTTAACATGTAATCATGGAAACCTTTCTTGATCATCTCAGCAGAAAGGTCGTCAGTGAACGCTATCCGTAATTCATGATTGTGTCCACCGTGGACCACTTTCTTGCTCATATCCTCAAGTAGAAAGTTCTGGAATTTTTTAGCCATGATTCTTTGTTCCCCTAGATTTTGTTGTGGGAAACTAGATGGCCCCAACAAGAATCCCACTAGATCCTAGTTCCGAAAACTATTTGTCTAGTGTCCATTCCTGTTTTTATTATTGCACCACAGAATTGTTGTCGCGAGTAATAATCCTCGGGGGGTCCTGGCGCAAACGCTCGCCCCCATTACTTTATCGCTAGATTCGTGGTACTGGTGTATCCGTGTCCATGCGCCCCGCGCGCATTCCTACCTGTGCGGTATTTGTCTAGGCGTATGCCCTAGACGGCGAATTTCATTTGAGTACGGATATACTATGGTATTTCTAGTATGCGGACCTGTCGATATATATACTCCCGTAAAAATGTGAATAAATTTATTTTTCGAGTGTAACAAAAAACGCTGGAAAAAAAAACAATGCAAATCCCGTGCCAAACAAAAAGTATTGGGTGCAACTCGTTTATTTACATATATTTACATACAATTAAATGCCTAGTTCATGTATCGGAATTAAACTAGTGGACGTATCTAGTTGTTTTTAAACGAGTTATGATAATATTATTGACAACTTGGCATAGAAATGTCAAAAAATGTCATGAAAGTACACAACCTAGTGTAATTGTTATGTAAACTAGTGTCAAAATAGCATAGAAAAATATGTCATATTGACACTGACAAAACATCTAAATAGTTGTTTTTATTATACTTATGAAAGTACTAATAAAATAGTTGTTATGTTTTTTATCACTATAATGAATATATACATTATAGTGGCGAAAAAAGTATTGCCAACAGAACGGATGCTAGGTATGCCAAACTAGTTGTCGCGGCATCCCGCGCGTGCACACGTTTATTATATTTCAGCTCCTAAAAATTTCTGAGCTAATTTTCAAAACGTCAAGGGGGAGGGGGTTGAGTCTCCTCATGGCGCGTTGTGAACTCCGTAACAAATTGTTACAGAGTTGGAGGGTTTGCTTGGCGGGAAAGAATGTGCAAATATGGTTTGCATAGTGGCACTCTCTTATATACATTTATGGTAGAAAGGTTTTAGGGACGAGATGATAAGAGTAGACGATTTGTGGAGTGAGCATAGGAAGGTCTTCGCGCTTCTTGACAGCGGCCTGTCCGAATTGGGCATCGCTGAAGAGTTGGGCTGGGACCTGGATGTGGTGCAGAGAATCGTTAGGAGCAGAATGGGTTTGCGGAAAAGAGGGATTGAAGAAACTGTAGAAGCTTAGGGCCGGGGGAGCGAGGTGGTGTGTACTGTCCCTTCCAGCCCTGCTCCGCACTATTGAGCTCCCTCGTACCCTTCTCTCAGGAGGTTGAAAATGCCTAAAGTTGGAGGAAAGAAATTCTCGTATTCAAAGTCTGGCCAGAAGGCCGCAAAGACTTATGCGAAGAAGACCGGCCAGAAGGTGAAGAAGGCTGGGACTAGGAAGAAGTAACATGGCACGTAAAAGGGAGATAGACTCCGCGTTGATGATTCAGGCCCTCGAGCAGACTATGACAGTTGAAGAGGCGGCTGATAAGATTGGATGCACAGCGCCGAGTTTGCGGAACAGGGCGAAGGAGGAAGTTGATGTGAAGGTGGCTCTCCAAGGTCAGAGTAAGGCTCGGGAGAATATCCTTGCAGAGGCCATCATCGCTAACAAAGGAGTCCTCAGCAAAGTCGCTGACACGGTCGGCATGGGGTCTGCTCAAGCAGTCCGTTACCACATCACTCGCAGTCCGGCACTGCAGCAAGTGATGGCTGATTCACGTGAGAGGATCATCGACACAGCTGAGGACAACATATTCAGGGCTGTTGAGAGTGGAGACAAGGCTTACAGCTGGAAAGTTCTTCAGACTCTCGGTAAGGATCGTGGGTATACAGAGAGGCGGGAAGTAGATCAGCACGTTATACACTCGGTGGATCAGACTTCTACAGAGGCCCTTGTGGGAGTTCTTGATCGTTTGGCGACTTCTAATCCGGAAGCCATTGAGGCTGATTTTGCTGTCTTAGATGATGAAGAGCGTAAGGTGCTTGGGGAAGCCCTTAGTGATCATAAGAAAGAGGAAGCTGCAACGCAGTGAATGAATTGATCGCCAATACTCCTGTGGCCCTAACACCTGAGGCCCAGGATCCAGCTGAGGTTGCCAGAGAGCTTATCAGGCGCAAACAGGCGGCTGGTAGTCTGGTAAAGTACGCTCAGTTCATGGATGATGGTTATGATCCTTACCAGGTTCATTATCATATAGCCGAGAAGCTGCAAGCTGTCGAGCAAGGGAAACTTCGGCGGCTGGCGATATTTGTCCCTCCTGCTATTGGTAAATCCAGGATTTCTAGTGAGATATTTCCTTCTTGGTTCTTCGGCAGAAACCCGACATTGGAGTTCATCCAGGCAAGCTATTCAGCAGATCTGGCCTTTGGGTTTGGAAGGAATGTTAGGAATATAATAAAAGATGACCGCTTTCGTTTAGTGTTTCCTGGGATTAAGATCGCCGATGATGCTCAGAGCATGAATGAATGGAAGACGCATCAGGGTGGAGAGTATAAGGCTGAGGGTGTACTAGGCGGGCTGATAGGCTTCCACGCACACATAGCTGTCATAGATGACCCTTTCAAGAGTTACGAAAGTGCCCTCAGTCTAAATAATCGTAGAGCTGTTTGGGATTGGTACGCGAGCGTTTTGCTCAACCGTCTGCGTCCTTATAAGGATGGTCCAGGTGCTGTTATACTAATCATGCAGAGGTGGCATGACGATGACTTGGGGGGACGGATTGAAAAGCTCAACGAAGCAGGCGAAGAGTATTGGGACATTATAAGGCTTCCCTCCCTCGCAGAAGCGGATGATCCTTTGGGCCGAGCGCCAGGCGAAGCGCTCTTGCCGGAAGGCCCTAACATGCGCTCAACTGAGGAGCTCCACGCTATTCGTGCGCGCAATCCGTCCCTTTTTATGGCTTTGCATCAGCAGAAACCGGTCAGCGATGAGGGGGATGTTTTTCAGCCTGGTTGGATGAAGAAGGTTCCTGATAGTAAGATTCCTGAAAATATGACTTATTACGGAACCAGTGATTATGCACTGACCAAGGGTTCTGGAGACTACACTGTTCATATGGTCTTCGGCATAGATGAGCGAGGTATGATATACCTTGTTGAGGTGTTTAGGGACCAAGTGGAGATATTTGATGGGGTGGAGAGTGCTTGTGAGTTGATGCTTAAGTATAAGCCTTTGAAATGGCTACATGAGCGTGTTATGATGGGTAAGGTTGTTGGGCCTCTTCTTAGGAAGCGTAAAGCGGAACTTGGTTGCTGGACGGTCTTAGAGGATGTTAGTGTTATAGGGAGAGGTTCTAAAGATTCAGTTAATAGAGCTGGAGCTATAGCAGGGGCAATGCAGATGGGAATCTTTCATGTCCCTGAGAATGCTACTTGGCTGGGAGAGCTTGAGCACGAGATAAGTAGATTTCCCAATGCTAGGTATGACGATCAGATTGATTGCTTGGCTTTGTTAGGTATGCAGCTCTCAAAGCTCCGCAGCGCGATAGGCGCGGCTGAGGTGTTAACTGGACCTACAAAGATTGTTCCAAGTAGTAGTACCTTCGATGAGTACGTTATGAAAAACACCAGGGCGAGAAGAGGGATGCCAAGACGGAACGAAGGTATTGTAGTTCCTTTTCCAGAGGCCAGTCCGTTAGATGATAACTGGGGCCTTGACGCTCCATAACAAATTGTTATAGAGAAGATAATGTCATATCCTACAGCGCAGGACCTGAGAGTACAGTACTGGCAAGGGCAGATTGGCTTTGTGCAGAAGAAAGTGAAGCCGTTGTTCGATGCCTGTAATGTGCTCGTAAATCAGTTTTATAATGAAGCGACCACTGAGCGGGAACAGGATGTGGGAGATGCGGAAGAGGAACACGTAAGGCGTGTTAAGAGTGGCTTGATTCATGGTTTTATAGACCAGAGCCTGGCTAATATGTTAGACAGAGCTCCGACTTTTCAGTGTTACCCAGAGACTCGAGAGGCTGCGAGGACTATAAATCCTGAAGATCCGCATAGCCCGTCTTTGGCTAATGGTGTTGCAAAGATAACTAATTACCGCTATAGGGAGACTAATCAGTTAAGGGTGGACGAGCGTGTGGCGCTTGACGCTTTCTTATTCCCTTATGGTGTGGCTAAGATTGGCTTTGAGTTGGATGTGGATGCAGCAGAGCAAGAGCTGTTGCAGGAGATGACAGTCTTGGATATGGAAGATCCATCTGAGGAGAATACGTTCCTTAAGGGTGGGATTCCTGTGAGGGTGGCAGATGGCCAGGATCATCTTTTCCACATACAGATACATCAGAATGAACTGAGACTTCTTTTACAAGAAGATGTTAATAATGATCTTAAGGCCCTTATCAAAGAGTCTTTCATGGATCATATAAGACTTCATAAGCTTTTTCAAGATAGGCCAGCTCCTAGTGCGAATACTAATATTCATAGAGGTTCTCCTTATGCTGTTCGTTGGCAGCCAGACTTATTCTTAACAGATGCTTTTAGTCTGGAAGGGCCGATGGATGCAAGGTGGATAGCCTTTGGTTGGGAGTTGCCTATAGATGAAGTTAGAGCGAATCCAGCTTATCAGAATATAGAGACTCTTGAGCCAAGTCGTTATAAGGATGCTCCAGAGAAAGAAGCGGATCTTGACTCTGATGGTTTTGATGTCGTAAGAGGTTGGGAAGTGTGGGCGAGGAACTTTCCTGTAGGCAAGAACAAGTTTAGGAATTTGTTCTTTACGATTGCCGAGGGCAGTGAGAAGTTCTTAC